TTATTTAAAAAAGAACAAATGAGTCAACTGTTGTTGACAATTTTATTTATTATATATTTGATTATGGGCTATAAAACTCCAGAACCAGTAGCTAATATAATTGATACATTATTAGGCAAAATTGTTGTATTTATTATGGTAATTATGATGTTTATGCATGCTAATCCTATTTTAGCGGTTCTATCATTATTTGTAGCATTTGATTTACTTCGTCGCGCGTCTGCCACAACTGGTATTGATGCTTTAAAAAGATATCTTCCAACTGAAGCAAAAAAAGCTTCTCAATTTACAGCATTTAATCAGTACCCGTATACTTTAGAACAAGAAGTAGTTAAGAAAATGGCTCCTATAGTTCAAAGTGGGTCAAGTTTAACAAAACCATCTTATATGCCATTATTAGAAAACTTGTATGATGCTTCTAGCATATAAATTAATAAATTTATTAAATAAATAATTATTAAATATATTAATTAATAATTATATAATTATATAATTATATAATTTGAAACTATGTAGTTTTTTTTGTTTGTATTCCTTTAAATGCAGGCATTTTAATTTTAGTATCTGTAAGTTTACTAAAAACAAATCCTAACGATAAAAAAATTACAATAAATAAAATAAATACAACCACAATTTTAATAATAAGTTTTAATGTTGATTTATCTATTAAATTTTCCATATCTGATTCTGAACTATTTTTAGTATTAGTTATTTCTATTTGTTCTTCTGATGATCCTGTTGGTTGACAAGAAATATATATTCCATCACCTATATTTCCACTTGAATTTGGACCTTTCGAATTAAAAAATAAATTATCACCTATCATCGGCAAGTTGAATGGCTTGATAATTGAACCTAAAGCATTTACAACTTTATCCTTTAAAGGAATAGCAAAATTTTTTCCAAATACAATAAAATCAGCAGTTGAATTGCTATAAGTCCCAGAATAACTAAAAAATGGCCTTTTAGGAATTATACTACTTAATGTAAATCCTGATATATTTAAAGTTGTAGTTTCATTTGCTGCAGGAGCATTAGCCGCAACTCCTGCGATTACTTGAGACAATAATGATGAAGCATTTGTTGAATCACTAGATTTAATAATTGGAACACACACAAATAAATTTTGACCTCCAGATTCAGGAATATGCTCAATGATTAATTCAGCATCTACCTTATTTTCGTTAAATAAATGTAATGAAGGAGAGAAAATCATTATTTTAGATACAGTATATTTTTCTTCATTATATGACACAGGTGGTATATTACTGTTATCATATATTAGAGCAATATTTATTCCATTATTTTTTACATTTAAACTACTTTCTTTATATTTAAAATTATATGCACATTTTAAATCACACTTACCATAAATATTTTTTTGTGATATATTTATTGCCTTTTTTGTTAAATTATTACTCATTAATATAACTATATAAATAAAATATAAATTTATTTATATAGAAATGAAATTAACTAAAGGTAAACTATCAAAATTATTTAATAAAAAAAAACAAAGTCATAAAAAGAAAAATAATAAAAAAGGTAAAAAAAATAATACATTTAGAAAAAACAAAAACATTAATCTAGCTAATAAAACTATTAAAAATTTAAAAGGTGGTGTAAATGATGATGAAGGTATTGAAATGACAAATATAGGCGCTAAAGATCAACCTGATGTTGCTCTAACACAAGAAGAAACTGATACTACTCCTACTGTAGAAGAAACCACTTCATCTGAAACTTCAGATACTACTCCTACTGTAGAAGAAACACCTTCATCTGAAACTTCAGATACTATTCCTACTGTAGAAGAAACACCTTCATCTGAAACTTCAGATGCTACTCCTGCTGTAGAAGAGGCACCTTCATCTGAAACTTCAGATGCTTCTCCTGCTGTAGAAGAGGCACCTTCATCTGAAACTTCAGATGCTTCTCCTGCTGTAGAAGAGGCACCTTCATCTGAAACTTCAGATGCTTCTCCTGCTGTAGAAGAGGCACCTTCATCTGAAACTTCAGATGCTTCTCCTGTTGTAGAAGAGGCTCCTTCAACAGAAACTTCAGATGCTACTCCTGCTGTAGAAGAAACACCTTCAACAGAAACTTCAGATGCTACTCCTGCTGTAGAAGAGACTCCTTCATCAAAAAAATCTTCAGATAATGAATTAGTAGAAATTCCTATAAACGAAATAAAACCAGACGAAATTAGTAAAGCTACTAATATAATTGCCGATCTTATAGCTTCTAAAATAATAAATAAAATGAAACTAAATTTAAATTCAGAAAATATACAAAATATACAAAATGGGTTTGAATCAATTAAAGCAGTATCAAATACAATAGGTAAAGATGAACATGCTAAAAAGGTAATACAAGAAGAATCTAATGGAAATCAATCAGATGCGGTGGAAACTAATGGAACTCAAACAGATGAGGAAGAAGCTAACAGAATAAAAGCAGCAGCAGATCAAGAGGAAGCCGATAGAATAAAAGCGGCTCAGGAAGAAGAAGCTAATAGAATAAAAGCAGCTCAGGAAGAAGAAGCTAATAGAATAAAAGCTGATCAGGAAGAAGAAGCCAATAGAATTAAAGCAGCAGAGGAAGAAGCTAACAGACTAAAAGCACAGGAAGAGGAAGCTAACAGAGTAAAAGCACAGGAAGAGGAAGCTAACAGAATTAAATTAGCAGAGGAAGAAGCTAACAGAATTAAATTAGCAGAGGAAGAAGCTAACAGAATTAAATTAGCAGAGGAAGAAGCTAACAGACTAAAAGTAGCTGAGGAAGAAGAAGCTAACAGACTAAAAGTAGCTGAAGAAGAAGAAGCTAACAGAATTAAAGCACAAGAAGAGGAAGCTAACAGAATTAAAGCACAAGAAGAAGCTAACAGAATTAAATTAGCTCAGGAAGAAGCTAACAGAATTAAATTAGCTGAGGAAGAAGAAGCTAACAGAATTAAAGCACAGGAAGAAGAAGCTAACAGAATTAAATTAGCTGAGGAAGAAGCTAACAGAATAAAAGCAGATCAAGAAGAAGCCGATAGAATAAAAGCAGCAGCAGATCAAGAAGAAGCCGATAGAATAAAAGCAGCAGCAGATGAAGAGGAAGCTAATAGACTAAAAGCAGCAGCAGATCAAGAAGAAGCCGATAGAATAAAAGCAGATGAAGAAGCAAATAGAATAAAAGAACCTGAAGAAGCTGCTAATAATAATGTAAAAACAACAAGTGAAAAAAGAAGAAACCGTAGAAAGACATTAAAAAAATCGAAAGAAGAAGAAAAAATAAACATTAATGGAGGTAGAAGAACTAGAAGAAGAAGAACCAGAAAAAATAAGATATTTAAATAAATGGTAAATATTTAATTACATCATTTTCATAAATAGTAGTTTTATAAGCCTCATTTGCTCCTTCAACATAAACAATATCTCCTCCAAATACTTTATTGATACCATATTCATTTGATGCGTTTTTTCCTTTAACTTTAATAGGTAATTTAACATTATTATGTTGATTACTTATACAATAATATTGCCACATATCCCGATTTGAAAAAACTGGCCTTCCCATAAGCGGTAATACATTATCTTTACTTGTTCCTTTTAAAGGTGTTAAAATTCCAACTTGTCTATAACTAGTATCAATAGCACCAACATTTGTAGAAATATTAATTGGAACTCTTCCAGGAGGTACTAAGTTTAATTGTGGTATTATATATCTTTCATCCCGCAAAGGTGCGGCATATGGATCTAATAATACATCACTAACCAAATTATTATATGGAAAATTTGGCATTCCAAACCAATTGTTATATCCTGGATTCTCTCTAGAGTTATCTTTAATAACTATTTTTTCACTAGAATGTGAATTATTGTTTATTTCTATTTTTTGTTTAAACAAACTAGAATAAAATATATAAAATATTACTATTATAACAAATATAACAAAAAATATAGTTACATTTTCAATACAGATTACACCTGGAGGACATTTTTTCATATTATATAAATATAAATATAATATAAATCAAATATTATTTGTTGTTTATTGTTTTTTAGATCCAGCCGTAAAATTTTTGGCTAAATCCGCAATATTATTGCCACCTGTTCCCATCATTCCTTTTGCTTGTTCAAGCATAGGTCCAACAGACTCCATTAATGGACCCATTTGCTGTACTAAAGGTCCCATACTTTTCATAGCTTCAGCAAGTTGAAGTTGTTGTTTCATCAAATTTTGCGTATCACCCGTCAATTTTTTAATACCATCTCCTCCAATTATGTTATTTAGTTCATCATAAGCATCCTCGATAGTTGAAGCATAATCTATATCTGATTTGCTTTTTTTATTACGTCCGACTTCAAAAGATTCTTCAGTTTTTTTATTATCGCTAGACGTATCATTATTAGATGCGTCTTTTTCAACCGTATTATTACTTGCGTCTTGACTTGAGCTTTCACTTGAGCTGGCGTTTTCCATTCCTTCTTTAGTAACTTTACCTAATACAAATAAATTAACAACAAAAAGTGGAATACCTAGAATTAATATGATATTATTGCTAAAGTATTTAACTAGACCAGCTACTAAAAAGAAAAATATAATAGCATTATAGTTTCTATAAACTAAATAACCAATAATATTAAATAATGATAATATAAAAATAGATCTTAATAATATACTACTTGTTAACAATTTAGAAATAGTGGCTTTAAATTTCATTATATATACTATTTTATATTTTATTTTTTGATTCATTAATTTCATTAATTTTATTATTATAGCCAAGAATTGATTCTTGATTAATATCTAAATTTTGCCATATAGTATTTATTGTGAATAAGTTGAAAGTTATTTGTCTTTGATGTACAAAATTAAATTTTTCAGATTTTTTATATTTTGTTATATTTTTAAAAAATGGGTATTTTTGAGTTAAACTAAATTTATTTTTAATTAATTCTAATGTTTCTTTATAATTAACCAATAAATTTTCATAATTAATTAAAATATAATTTTTAACTTTTGTTGGCATAATGTTCATTAAATATTCATTTTTTAATTTTCTTAATTCAAAAATATTTTTATATTTTTGATTTGTTATATAATTTAAATCTTGAGTCATTACACTATATTCATGTTTATTACGTAATTTATTATTAAATAATATAGGTTGAACTTTTGAAACTTTTTCATTTTCATCATTAATAGAATAAAATTCATTAAATAAAAAATTATTTAAATTTTTTTTATTTATATTTGGAACATGATATAATTCCTTTGAAAAACTATTTATCCAATATACAGGATTTCTTACTATTCCTATATAAAGAGTATCATCAAAATTCCTGCTATCATATTTATTAAAACAAAAAAAATGTTTAGACCCTTGTTCCAAAGAAATTTCTATATCAAAATTTTCTAAAATTGCGTTTTCAAGAAAGTTAGTACCACTACATCTTTCACCATATATAATAAATTTGTTAATTTTTGTCATTTAAATATTTAAATAATTTTTTTATTTTTAATAAACTTATCTTAAAAATTATTTTTATGTATTTTTTTATATTTATTTGATGATGATGTTGAACGCTTTTTATATGATTTTCTTTTAGAAGATGATGATGTTCCATAAATAAATCCTCCTTTCATTTTTTTAGTTTTTCTTGTTTTTCTTAATTTTCTTGTTTTTCTTAGTTTTCTTGTTTTATGTTTTTTAAATCTTTTACCACCACGTAATCCTTGTAACGAATTACTAATCCCTTGAATTAATGCTGTTGTATCTTGAAATTTTTGTAATAATTGACCAGTATTTTCACTTCTTTTAGTTGTTCTTAGTTTTTCCAATGTATCCATAGCTTCACTAATAGCTCTAGTGGCATCCATAATTCTATTAATTAAATCCTCATTTTCCGCTTTTAATTCATCTAGCTCTTGTATTTTTGCTGCTTGTAATGCTGTTATTTCAGCTAAGTTTTTTTCTAATTCTTGTATTTTTGCTGTATTCGCTGAATCGTGTGTTGATAATTCAGCTATTTGTGCATCTTTTTCCGTAATAGATTGTTCCATTGTTTGAATTTGTCCTGTTTTTTCTTGAATTTCACGTGTTAACTCAGCTATTTGTCTATCTTTTTCCGCAATACCTTGAATTTGTGAGTCTTTTTCAGTAGTTGATCGTGTCAATTCAGCTATTTGTTCTTCTAAACGAATTTTTTCATCTTTTAATGGCTGTAATTCTGATGTTAATTGACTCATAATTACTTCATGTTTATCAATTTCACCCTGTAATTCCGCAATTTTTGCTACATTACGGTCATTAATAGTTTGACTATCTTGACCAAGCGCATCTAATTCTTGCTTAATAGCTTGTTTTTCACCTGTTATTCTATCTAATTCTTGAGTTGTTTGATTTATCATTCTCTCTTGTTCTGAACTTCTTGCTTTACATTCTTCTAATTCACGTTTAATTTTATTATAAGTTTCAGCTGCGGTATCAGATATACCTTTTAATTCATTTATTTTTTCATCAATAGCTGTAATATTTTCAGATATGGTTTTCATTAATGTATTACCATTTGTTTCTCTTTCTTGAACTAATTGTTTAATTTTACCAATACTAGTATCAAAATCATTAAGAATTCCTGCCTTTCTTGCTCTTTCATCTGCCATTATATACTATATATTTATATATTTTATTTTTATATAATGATAAATGTATTAACTTTTATTGTCGTTATTATTATTATTATTATTATTATTATTGTTATTATTATTATTAACAATATCATTATTATTTTTTATTATTTCATCTAAATTATGTTTTATTGATTTTAATTCTTTAATTATTTTTTTTTGTTCATATTTTGCGTCTTTTACATTTTGTTTACTTAAATTTTTCGAATTTGTTAAATCACGAACATAATTATTTAATATTTCTAAAGCTTGAATTTGTTCTTGTTTTTGTTTCATTATATAATTAGAATAAATAGAATAATCATTTTTAACTTCTTCTAAGAAATGATTTTGCTTTGATATTTTTTGATATTTAATTTGTTTATCTAATAACATTTTTCTTTTAAAATCAATTAGTTGTTGTAATTGAATAAAACGTTGATCTTTTGATGCTAAATCCATTTCAACTGATAAAATTATTTCCATTCTTATTTTACACAATTATTTTATTATTTAAAAAAGAATTTAAAATCTGTACTATAATATATTTAGGATGTCTACAAAAATTATTGAACCTTTACTTGTCGCTGACGATAATAGATTTGTTATGTTTCCAATCAAACATGATGACATATGGAAAATGTATCAGAAACAAGTAGATTGCTTTTGGCGACCAGAAGAAATTGATTTGACTAAAGATTTAAAAGATTGGGAAAGCTTAAATCAAGACGAACGTTTTTTTATTTCTATGATTTTAGCATTTTTTGCTGCGAGTGATGGAATTGTATTGGAAAATCTAGCTATGCGTTTTATGAATGATGTTCAACTTTCTGAAGCAAGAGCATTTTATGGTTTCCAAATTGCTATGGAAAATATTCATAGTCATACATATAGTCTTCTTATTGAAACATACATAAAAGATTCGGCAGAAAAACATAGACTCTTTAATGCTATTGAACATTTTCCTTCCATTAAAAAAAAATCTGATTGGGCTCAAAAATGGATCCATGATAATAGAAGTAGTTTTGCTACTAGATTAGTGGCTTTTGCTTGTGTAGAGGGAATTTTTTTTAGTGGTGCTTTTTGCAGTATATTTTGGATTAAAAAACGTGGATTGTTACCTGGTCTGACATTTTCTAATGAACTTATATCTCGCGATGAAGCTCTCCATTGCGAGTTTGCTGTGCTTTTGTATAGTAAATTATTAAAAAAAATGAGCAAAGCGAGAATTCATGAAATCATTAAAGAAGCGGTTGAGATTGAAACTGAGTTTATTTGTGAGGCTTTACCATGCCGTTTAATTGGAATGAATTCACAAATGATGACACAATATATACAGTTTGTAGCAGATCGTTTATGTATACAATTAGGTTATGATAAAATTTACAATGTTACTAATTCTTGTGACTTTATGGAAATGATTAGTTTGGAGAGTAAATCAAATTTTTTTGAAAAACGTAACGACTCTTACGCTTTGGCAAATAAAACTATTTCAGATAATACATTTATATTAAGTGAAGATTTTTAAAATATTGGAAATTAATATATATATTATGTTATAATAATACTAATTTAAAGACTAAGTATTTATTATTATTATAAATGTCTAATTTATTAGCGGACTATAAAGAAACTATTATTTATAAAATTTATTGTAAAAATGAAAATATTCTAGATATCTATATAGGTCACACTACATCTTTTTATCAAAGATACAGAGCTCATAAGAGTAATTGTAATAATAAAAATTCTAAAGGATATAATTATAAAATATATAAAATTATACGTGAAAATGGTGGTTTGGAAAATTGGGATATGATTATAATAGAAAAATATCCTTGTAATAATATTTATGAAGCTAAAGAAAGAGAAAAATATTGGATTGAAAAAGAATCTTCACAATTAAATGTAACTATTCCTAATAGAAATAAAAAAGAATATGCACAAATATATAGAGTAGTTCATAAAGAAGAAATTTCAGAAAAAGCTAAAATATATAGAAATAATAATAAGGAAAAAATTAAAGATTATATTGAAGCAAATAAGGAAAAAATTTCTTTTCAAAAACACGATTGGTACGAAGAAAAAAAAGATTATATATTACAAAAAGCTAAAGAAAATTATGAAGAAAATAAAGAACAAAAGATTGAATATCAAAAGCAATACGCTCAGGAGAACAAAGAACAAATATCTCAAAATCAAAAGGAATATAGAGAGAAAAATAAAGAAAAATTAGCGGAACAAAAAAAGTTATATAGAGAAATGCATAAAGAAGAGGCCTCAAAGGCAAATAAAGAATGGCGTCAAGCAAATAAGGATAAAATTAAAGCAACTAATTCAGAAATTATTGATTGTGAATGTGGTAACCAATATTCATTTGGTAATAGACATAGACATCTACAGTCAACAAAACATACTGATTATCAATATAAACTATGTGGAATTATTAAAGAACAAGTTTTAGTTATTGAAGATAAAATCTCAGAAGAAGAAAAAAATAATATTACAAAACAAAAACAAAAAGAATATAGAATGAAAAATGCTGACAAAATTAAAGAAATTAAGAAAATATATAATGATACACATAAAGAATCCAACTCACAAGCAAATAAAATATATTATGAAGAACATAAAAATAAAATTATCGAACAAAGTAAAAAATATGTAGAAGAAAATAAGGATAAAGTAAAAAAATATAAAAATGAATGGTATGAAAAAAATAAAGAAAAAATATTAGAAAAACAAAATGAATTATTTACTTGTGAATGCGGATCACAAATAAAATTATCAAGCAAAAATGACCATAATAAAAGTATGAAACATAAAAAATATATTACATATAATAAATTATAAATTGTATTAAATAATTATTTAAAAATTACAACTAATATTATAAATAATGATTACTTGTAATTTAATGGGTGGACTTGGAAATCAGTTGTTTCAAATTTTTACAACAATTTCTTATGCTATAAAAAGCAAAAATAAATTCTATTTTATTAATGCTGAATGCTTAAATGATGGAAGTACTTGTACTAAAAGATATACTTTTTGGAATAGTTTATTTAATAAACTCAAACCTTTTTTAGTAGAAAAAATTATACCATTTTCAAAAAATATTTATCAAAATGGATTTACATTTAATGAAATAGAAACTTCAGAATTAATTGACAAAGATGTTTGTTTACAAGGATATTTTCAATCAGAAAAATTTTTTAAAGAAAATTATTTATCTATTTATAAAATGCTTGATATAGATAAACAAAAAAAACAAATTTTAAATTTGTTTTATGAAAATGAAAATAATAATTTAAAAAATACAGTTAGTCTTCATTTTCGTTTAGGCGATTACAAGGCATTACAACATTATCATCCCATTATGAAGTATGAATATTATAATAAAGCATTAAGCTTTATTAAAAATAAAGATACAAATATAACAACCGTTTTGTATTTTTGTGAAGATGAAGATGTTGAAATTATTACGGATACAATTAATTTACTTAAAAATGATTTTTCTAATTTAAATTTTATTAGAGCATCTAGTTCTTTAAAAGATTGGGAACAATTATTATTGATGAGCTGTTGTCATCATAATATAATTGCTAATAGTTCTTTTAGTTGGTGGGGTGCTTATTTTAATACTAATCATAATAAGATTGTATGTTATCCTTCTTTATGGTTTGGTAAAGGAATTCCTAATGATACAAAAGATGTTTGTCCATTAGAGTGGGCTAAAATTGAAGCATAAATAATATTTAATATTAATTAATTATTTTTAGAATAACTTTGTAATAAATTTGCTACTAGATTATTATTTCCTTTAGAATTAAATGCTGATGAATCATGTATTCTATGTTTTATTAATATTTCTTCACAATTATAAAATTTTTTATTTTGTTTTTTAAGTCGTAACCATAAATCATAATCTTCTATACCGTTTTCTATCCAATAACATAATTCTTTTTTAATAATAGAACTAGAGTTAATTACAGGATTTGTTTTAGTAAAATCAAAATTATTTAGATCTTTTATAGGAATATCTGGTACAATACCATTTAATCTATTTCCAAAATAAATACATCTTGTTCCAATTATATCATATTCAAATAAATATTTAGATTGAATTTCTAATTTTTTAGGATGCCAAATATCATCTACGTCTAATAATGCTATATAATCATATGAAGAAAATTTAATCATTTCATTTAAAGTATTTGATTTACCTTTAATATTAAAAAAATCAAATACTTTTATTTTGTCAGATTTATTTTCATATTCTTTTGCTTTTTTATAAATATCTGAATTTTCAGAATGACCATTAATTCCAATTATTAATTCCCAATTAGAATTTGTTTGATTTATAACAGATGTAACAGATTCTTCAATAAATTCAATCCCATTATATATTGGAATTAAAATACTTATCATTATTTATATTATATATATAATATATTTAATATATATATATATTAAATATATTATATATTATATATTTTATAGTTATAATATATAATAAAAAATGAATACAGATTTAAGTAATATTAAAAAAATAAATATTACAAATAAAAAAATTTTATTTTTTGGTTTTGGAGGAGTAGCTAAATGTGTATTAAATTATTTAAAGTTTTATTTTGTTTATGATATAAAAAAAATTTATATTATAGAAAAATGTAAAACTACCTTATATGGTCCAAATATAAATGATATTAGGCATTCAAATATAATAATCGATACTGTATCATGTATAAACTTTGATAAATTATTAAAACAAATGGAAATAAAACATGATGATATTATTATTGATTTAACATTTTCCTCAAACACTTATTTTTTTGTAAATAAATGTTTATTATTAGGTATTAATTATATAAATACTAGTATTGAAGATGAAAATGATACTTTTTCTGGAACATCTATTAATTATCAACAGCAAGTTATTAATAAATTATTCCAAGATTTTAAAAATGATAAAAATAAAATTAGATCAAATGTATTAATAGAATGTGGTCAAAATCCTGGATTAATTCAACATTACGTATTATATGCTTTAAATAATTTGAACAAACGAAATAATAATACTATAGAAGATGATTACAGATCTGAAAGCATGATTAATGCTATTAAAACATGTAAAGTAGGGACTATATTGATGTCAGAAATTGATAATATGTTTTTAAAAAAAGATACATCTAATAAAAGTCAAAATAATAAAACTAAAAAAAATAAAGTTAACAAACAAAATAAAATTTATAATACTTGGAGTGTAGTTGGTTTATTACAAGAAGGATTAGATAAAGCGGAAATAGTTGAAGGTGGAACTTTAAATAAATTTATTAAACCTATAATTTCAGATAATATAATTGATGAAAATAAAACAAATTTAGTTAATAGTAAAGATGTTGATAGTAATGTTGTTTTTTTAAAAGAATGTGGAATGAATAGTTTTATGAATTCAATATGTCCTATTTTAAACAAAAATGGCACACATAAATTTGTAAAATATAATGGTAATTTAATTCATCATGGTGAAATATTTGAAATGAATCATTTATTTGGTAAATATGCTCCATTTATGAGTTATGTTTATAGAATAAATAAATATGCTGCGGAATCTGTTAAAACATATTTTAAAAATAATAAATTTGATAATGATTCAGATATTACTATATGGTTATTAAATAATTGTAATAGTTTTGAAGTATATAATAATATTGGAAAACCTTTAAAAGAACAAATAATAGGACATGACAGTATTGGTTGTACATTATACTGTGGAGATAAAAATATAGATCATATATATTGGTGTGGTTCAATATTAGATACTGATAATGTTAATGTAATGAATGGTTTTACACCAACAATAGTTCAAGTTGCTGCGGGGGTTTTATCTGGATTATCGTGTATTATGGAACCAAAAAAATCAAACTTAGGATTATTATATTCTAGTGATCTAGATACTAATTATATTTTACAAAAAGCAGTACCATTATTGGGTAGATTTTTTTTCCAAGAAATTCCAATAAATTTATTTGATAAAACATTAAAAATAACAACAAAACAAATAATAAAATAAATATTTATACGTCTCTTAAATATAATTTAGGTTGTAATTCTGACTTTAAATACAAAGGATGTTTAGGAACCCCTTTTTTTGAAATATCAATACAATAAGGCGTATCAATTAAATTACTCAACCATTCTGGCTCTTTTTGATTATTACCCCAAGCATATATAACTCTTTCTGTTAATCCAAGTAATGTTTGAATATGTTGTATATTATCTTCACCTACAGGGTCATCTGTATATTTTAATGCTTTTGGATCAGTACTACGAAAAGCATATAAATTACCTACAAAAACACCTCCATAACCCCATGATTTTGAAAAATTTACTACTCTACGAATTGTTGGATCATCTACATTAGCATCAGCTGTGGACGGATTTAACATTATAAATAAAATCTTGGGCTTTTCTTCATCCCAAATACGCGAAAGTTGATATCTGTATTTATCGTCTTGTGATATTACCGCATGTTTTTTCATACCTCCTTTAATTAACTTATATTTTTTAGTTTTATTATGTTTTCTCTTATGAGATTTTGTTTTTTGAACCATAATATATTTATATATTATGGTTTGATTTTAAATATTCAATTCTGTATTAATTAATTCAAAATCCTTTGAAACATGAACCAATTATCATAATTATCATTTTCTGTATATAAAGTGAAATTATTTATATCTGAAAAAATACAATCTACTAGTATTATTTGATCATCTTTAACTAAATAGTTATTTTTAAAATATAAATTTAATTTGTCATCAAATGTTTTTAACCACCAGTCAATTTTATCTTTATGAATTACAAAAAAACCTCCTGCAATTGAATTTTGATGAGCAGGTATTTCAGTTACTGGTAATCCTTTGACATTTTTATCATTAATTAATTTACATAAATAATTCATAAATATTTTATCATTATTTATACACGCATAATGTATTGTATTAATATTTAATTTTTGTATTGCTAAATCATTTCCCCAGTTTTTTAGATCATTTACATTTAAATCATTATGTCTATTACGAAAATAACCTATATCACACCAACCATAAAAATCTGTATTAAAATATTGATTTTGTATAGTTTCATTGACAAACCATATTTTTTCACTCCATAACATATTTATTTCCCAATTAACAACATTATTTAATAATGTATTTTTTTCGTGATTTTTTATCCAATAACTTTTATATTTATAATTATTAAATTCTTCAATTGGTTTCAATATAATTTTAATTTTAGGGTTTTCTCTCGTATTAATATATTTAAAAGTATTTTCATCGGTATAAATAACTAAATTAAAATTATTTACAATAGAAATTAAGTTATTCATCCATTCAATATACGTTTTTGGATCAAATTTTGATTTAATAATATAAAAACAACTAGAAAAAGTAATACTCATTTTATAATAATAATAATTATTTTTTAAATTATTATTAGAGATTGTATATAAATTTATTTAAAAATTTATTGTATAAAGTATTATATTATTTACGAATATAAAAAGCATCACCCCATCTAAAATTTTCACACCATTTAGTTTCTACACGAAATAAATTAAATTGTTTCAAATAATCGTCCAATTCTGTAACAATCGCGCAATTTTCATAAACATAATCAGAATTAACTTCAGTATAAATATAATCTACTTTATTTAAATATTCTTCCATTCCTTTTAATGCTTTTAATTCTGCTCCTTGAATATCCAAATTCAAAAAGTTATATTCAATATTATAATTACAAATAATATTTTTTAACAATTTTGTTTGGACTTCACATGAACTTATATAATGAACATGTGGGTGAAAATGTTTATGTAATCCTAATTCTAAAATAGAAGATGATTGACCATTATTAGAACGATTAAATTTTACAGTTTCAATTTGATCTGATACAACGGCGTTTTCAATTTGAACATCTTGAAATTTTTTTTTACAAAAATCAACTTTGTCTTGTAAAGCTTCAACCCATAAAATTAGATTTCTAGATAAATATTTCTCATAATCTTGTAGTTCTTCACACTCATGCGCACCTACATGTAGAATACCTTTAAATTGAATATTATATTTTTTTACTAATTCATGTAAAGAAATTAACATTTTATATAAATAGTATAAAACTTTTAAGTTATAATTATTATAATATTATAACTTAAATACATATTTTAAAATAAAATATAAATATAAATGTCAAAAGTTTTTTTTCAAATTGGAACAAATAATGGTAATGATATGTTTAGAGAGTTGGTAATAAAAAATACTCCAGATATAGTTATTTTAGTAGAACCTAATATTAACTTAATAAATGAAATAAAAAACAATTATAATAATATCAAAAATGTATATATTTATAACAATGCTATATATTATACAAATGATGAAATATTAGAATTATATATACCAGCAAAAAATGGTATTATGGGTGTTAGAGCTGATAATGGTATTATATATGATAGTGGTCATTTTTCATTAGTTCCTATGAATGATTGGGGAAAAAAAGAAGATATGGTTAAATTTTTAACAAAAAGTATTACATTTGATGAAATATGTAAAATACATAATATCAAACATATTGAATATTTACAAATAGATACAGAAGGTTTTGATAGTGAAATAATTAAAATGATAGATTTATCTAAATATACTATTAAACAAATTAGGTTTGAAAAATGGGGTTTTAAGTCAGATTGCTTTACAAATTTTAATAAAGATTTATCAAATGAACTAGGAGAAAATGGTATGATAAATGCTATAAATAAACTTACCAGCTATAATTATTATATAAGTGATATTAGTGATAAAGACGGTAATGATATTATTGCGACATTGAAATAATAAAAGTAGTATTATAATAAATTTCTATACCTTTGATGAATTGTATTAGTAAATTTAGCAAATTGATTATGTGTATTAATATAAATGCTACCATCATGAACTACATGTTCATATTCCATATTTGCAATAATATGCATATGTAAATCTAATTGCTCAAATAATAATGTATTGAAATATATTACATCACATGCTGAAGAATATTGTATTGAATTTTGTTCATTAGATAAATTTAAATTATCTATTAGATATTTATTAATAACATAATTACCTGTATTCATTAGCACTTCACTTGGTGTATGTATATTATGAATTATTTTATTAGACTCTAAAAAATTATTATGTTTAAATTCATTATTTTTATATATAAATCCGGATAAATGAGAATAATTAAATCTTGGATTAGCCTTACATGGTGCTAATATAATATTTTTTTGTTCTCCTATATTTGTTTCAATATAGTTTTTTGCTGTTATAAAATAATCAATATTAGCAAAATTGTCTGAATCAATAAGTGCGATCCATTGATTTGTAGCATTTGAACATGCCTTTAATTTATTTAAAAAAGGACCTAATTTTTGTTCATTTTTAAATAATTTTAATTTTGTGTTATTTGGAAAAAATTGTTGTATTTTATAAATATCATTACCATTTTCATCTGTAATTATAATTTCATTTATAAATTCATTATCTAAATATTTTGGTAAATAATTACTTAAAAATTTATCATACCTATCTATTGTTGGAATACACAAACTAAACAACATTATTATTATTATATTATTATAATAATGTTTTTAAATACTTATTGTTTTAATAATTATAATTCTCTAACAAAACAAATATATTCTTTACTAGTATACTCTGGGTGTGTACATATTGGTGTTAAATGATGTGGTTTGTGCTCATCTTCTCCACATAAAAATACAATCTTATTTTTAAAATAATACTTACTTACTACGTCAAATAAAATATGTTGATGATTTGGTTTTTCTTTATGTAAACTAGAGTAAATTATTAAATTATATTTATTATTTTTTATGTTATCAATTATTTGTTCAACAGTAGTATTATTATAATACTCTTCTTTATCTAATAATTTTGTGTATGAAAAACCTCTACCATGTAGTTTTTTATAATCTAGATGTTTTGTTTCTTCGCAATCTTTATAAATATGTGGAAGAAATGGATATTCTTCGCATTTTTTACCAAAGATTTGTTTTAGTCCATGTAATGTTAAGCACCTTAAATAATCACCATCCGCAGGATTACAAATATATAATATGTTATCATTTACAGAAATATTAGTTTTTTCAATTATATATTTGGAAATTTCTACTGTAGTCAAATTTTTTTTTGTATAATCCAATAATAATTGGATATATTTATTACATTCATCTAATTCTTCAATTGTTAACTGATTTACTGAATTATTTATATTTATATTATATTTTTGTGTTAAAAAAAGAAATAATTTATTTGTATTTAAAATAATATTTTTTGGAAAATTAAATAACCTTTCCTTTGGACAATTTTCCAAATTTTCAAAATAAGGAATACATCCACAAGCTAAAATTTCATAATGTCTCATACAATCCCATCCTCCTTTTTTTTTTGTTATAGCAAATAATGAAGTATTATAACTATTATAATAATCTGATTCATTATCATATATATATGTGCTTTCACCTACACCAATTGGAACATAGTTAGAAAGGATGTGTTTTTTATTTGGTATATGTTTGACTATTTTTTCTTCTGGAATTGAAAATGTTATTGGAAATAAATTCGTATTAATCATATTTTAATTATATAAATATAAATATATATAATGTTTACCGCATTACACGATTTAGATAAAAAAATGCTAAAATACTTAAATTATACAAACGGAATATTTATAGAAGCTGGTGCAAATAATGGAATAAATCAATCAAATACTTATTATTTGGAAAAAGAATTAGGATGGAAAGGATTATTGGTAGAGCCTAATTATATATTATGTGAAGAATGTAAAAAAAATCGAATAAATTCTATTTGTGAAAATTACGCTTTAGTAAGTGATAATTATAATCAAGACACAATTAGTGGTAATTTTAATTCTAATGATAGTTATGGGTTAATGTGTATGGTAAAAGATGAAGGTGATTACTGTGATCCTCAATGGAAAATAGAAAGAGATAAAATAACAAATACTATTAAAGTTCAAGCAATTACATTAAATAAATTACTTGAAAAGCATAATATAACAAATATAGATTTTTTCAGTTTAGATGTAGAGGGTTATGAAATATCTGTATTAAATGGATTAAATTTAAATAAATATAGACCAAAATTTATGTTAATTGAAAGCGCAAATAGAGAAATATTACAAAATACTATTAGAGAATATATGTTAAATAAAAATTATAAATTTATAGAAAGATTGTCTCAAAATGATGATTTATTTATTGATAAATTATTATAATTCTATTTGTATCAAATGATTTATAAATTCTATCTGGGTTTTCCACCATAATAATAAATTATTTTGTATTTCTTGTAATTCTTCAGGATTTGTTAAAAGATTTTTACATTTTATAACAACTTTTTCCCAACTTTCATCATAAATAAATGGAGGTAAATTATTATTATAATTAAATGTTATATTTATTTCATCAGATTTTCCAACAATTACAGGTATAGCACCTGATACAATTGCTTCATATATTCTAAAACAATCTAGGCTAATATTACCTCTACCACATATTACAAATATAGAATTATTATATATATCAAAACATTTTTCAGGTGAATAAGGTAAATTATTAATATCCCAATTATTATTTACAAATATTATATTTGTGTTTGGTATATTATTTTTAAATATATGTGACATATGTGAACGGTCTGATTTCAAAGTTCCAATAAAGGAAGCATTATATATTCGTTCACTCATTTTTTTTATATTAATAGATAACGATTTTTTACCATTCAAAAAATATTTAGAATAACCCAATAGTAATTGATAATTATTTGAAGAATAATTATAATGACTATGATTATATTGCCTAAATAATATTTTTGTATATTTTTCCAACATTGTAATATTTTTATTACTACCACATTCATCTGATAAATAAAAAATAGCTATTGGTTTTATATATTTTACTACATCGATTAATTCATTTATATTACAAACTGTATTTATTATAATAATATTATTTTCAATAATATCATTTCTATTTAAAAATAAATTTAAACTTTCATTTTCAAAAATCTCTACTTCTGTATTTTCAATATTAAATAAAATATCTTTTAATATAAAATCAAATTCCCAAGAGGCATTTTTTAAATATAATATTTTCATTTTTTATAATATATTATAATAATTTATAATATATTACTCACAAAAACATATTTTTATATAAATAATATTAATTATATTAATTCTATATCTATTCCACTAGTAAAATGTGTAAAATAATTTAAATTTATAAAATTTTTTATATACATTTTTTTAATATCATTTGGTAATATATTGAAATTTGGATAAAAAATTTCTTTCCAAAAATACCAAATTTTATTATATCTTTCATCTAACCAATAAATTAAATTATTATCTATAAAAAATATAGATAAAATAGACTGATCATCTTGATGATATTTTGAATAATTTGAAATATTATTATTATATAATTCTAATAATTGTTCAGCATGATATTTTGGTTGATAAATAATAAACCCTCCATTAATATGATCATTGTAATCTTTATTTTCTCCTGATAACGCATGCCATTCTTTACCAGTTTTTTCCCAACCTGATCTAATTTGTACCATTTCTCTCCATTCATAATTATTACAATATTTTCTTTCATTAATTGCGCCTATTTTTCCAATAGGTATTTGATTTAATGGTAATGGTGGCGAATTTGTATTAACATATATATCAGAATCTATTGATAATACAAAATCATAATCTTTAAATTTATCAGGTATTAACATTCTTTGCCAATAAAATTTTTTATTATTCATATTAGGTTCATTGCGAATTAATTCATTTAATATAAATAATTCATAATTATATTTAATACAGTAACTAACTAAATTATTTTTAAAATATTTATTAAAATTATTTATATATTTTTCACCTATTACAAATACAACTACAGCTATTTTCATTTTA